TCTCACCTCGACCTGGCCCGGCCGCAAATACACGACACCTCTGTTTCTGCTCATTCCCATTCCTCCTCTGGGTTTAGATTCGAAACTGTTGCTGCTCGGCTGGCAATTCTTTGAACACGACAATTCAACCGGGTTCGAAACCTTTTCCTCCACGAAAAGATTATGCCAGATCGGCAGTACAACTCAGCCCTGCCAGCAGAACATCAACCTCTCTCATCGACTGCCGTGAGAACGACATGGAGAGACGAAATGGCGACGAAGGTCGATTTACGACGAGATCGAACTTATGTATCGGCTGTCGCAACCATTTCGTGCGTCCAAATTGCTGCCGACGGTCGCGTGGCGCTATCTTAAGAAATAGCGCGTAACGTTAGATACAGATCAGTTTTGGCTATTATTTGATAATTAGGGAAATGCCTTATATTGAAGGCTGTTATGGCGGAGAGGGTGTCCGCTTATTATGGTAAGCTATTGAAATTACGGACTGTTTACGCTTGCAAATGTTCGTATTTTGCATATTTTCTATGCCAAGGTTATGGCAAGAGGAAATGGCGATGGCTCGAAACAAACTGTCTGAAACCAAGATAAAGAAGTTAGATAAGCCCGGCATTTACAGTGACGGCGATGGCTTGTTTCTACGAGTACGAGCGGGCGGCTCAAAGCAATGGCTATTCATTTACAAGCGCAACGCAAAACGAACCGAAATTGGGTTAGGTGGCTATGGCCAAGGAACGGCCCCTGTTTCCCTCCAGCTTGCCCGTGAGAAGGCGGAAGCCATCCGGGAGCGTCTAGCCCGTGGTGAAGACCTACAGAAACGTGTCACCTTTGCCGACCTGATGGAAGACGTCATTGCGAAGAAGATGGCGGAATCCAAGAACGACAAGCACAAGGCGCAGTGGCGCATGACACTTACGGAGTACGCAAAGCCACTCCATAAGCTGCCTATCGCGTCCATTACCCGTGATCACGTCGTGGACACCTTGAAGCCCATTTGGACAGAGAAACCGGAAACGGCAGACCGCACACGTATGCGCATTGCTGCCGTAATCGACCACGCGAAAGCTCGCGGGTTATACCATGGCGACAACCCCGCTGACTGGCGCGGCGGATTGAAAGAACTGCTACCCGCCCGTAACAAGTTGTCGCGCGGCCATCATGAGGCAGTTGAATACAAGGCCCTGCCCGCCACCATTAAGAAGCTACGTGAGGCCATGGGCGTTTCAGCCCGCGCAACGGAATTTGCATGTCTTACTGCGGTACGCTCTGGCGAAGTGCGCGGTGCTGTGTGGTCAGAAATCGACATGGACGCCCGTGTATGGACAATCCCGGCGATCCGCATGAAAGCCTCACGGGATCACAGAATTCCTCTCTCTGACCGGGCCATGGCAATTCTTGAGGCGCGCCAACAGATGGCGACCGGCGATCTTGTCTTTGAAGGCGAAAAGGAAGGAAAACCCATCAGCGACACAGCTATGGTCAAAGCCCTTCGGGCGGCCTCAGGTGGCACAGAAACGTTGCACGGCCTGCGCTCCACGTTCCGAGACTGGGCGGGCGATGCAACAAATCACCCACGCGACATAATCGAAACTGCACTAGCACATATTCTAAAGAATAAGACGGAAGCTGCTTATCGCCGTTCTGACGCCTTGGAAAAACGACGCCAGCTTATGCAGGATTGGGCAGATTATTGCTCTAAATGAAAAAAAGTTCAAAAAGTGCATTGACTGAATAACTCAAGTGATATAAAGCGGCTGCACGGTTCGGCAGACAGTATTCATAAGCCCGTCCGCGCAGCCGCCCTTATGGGCAACCAAAACCCCTTACATTGATAGAATCACGATTGTGCTTATCCGATTGCGGCATTCCGCGACCGGTCTTTTGCACATCTACTCACAAGGATTCAGGAAGAAACAGACACAAGGAGGACGATACAATGAGCATGACTTCTGAAAATACCGTCGTTGCGGCGATGAGCAAGCTGATGTCACCTAATGAGGCCAGCTTTGCGACAACAATGAGCAAAACCCTTCTCGCCAAAATGAGCAAGGAACGCGCATTCCCCCAACCCCTCCTGATTGGCGTTAAGCGCATTGCTTATGTTCGCGCGGAGGTAGAGGCGTGGATTGATCAACGTATTTCGGCCCGCACTGTCCACTAATGCTGTCCGAGGAATATCACGAACCACCGGACGACGACTCCCCCGGTTGGTCCGGGAAGATCAACTACGAAAAGCTCCGGGAGAATGCGAAACGTTCCGACCCTAACCGTGCTAACGCACGGGCTGCCCGCCCTCTTAGGGCGGATAATGACGACGAAGAAGCGACTCGTCTTAGCGCAAAAGAGTTGATGCGGCGAACGTTCAAGAGACCACGCCAGATCGTTGAGGGTCTATTTCCTGCCGGTTGTGTCCTGCTTGTCGGGCCGCCCAAGGTCGGGAAATCATGGATGAGCCTACAGCTTGCCCGTAGCGTTGACGCTGGTGTGCCGTTTATGGGGCGCAGGACGGTGCAAGGCGATGTTCTATACCTCGCGCTGGAAGACGGTTTTAGTCGCCTTCAGGACAGGTTAGGCAAGCAAGAAATTAGCGGCGCAGACGGTTTCAGCGATTGCCTTGATTTTCAAATCGAGATTGCGACGGCTGACAAAGGCGGTCTGTTGGTTATTGAGGAATGGATACAGGACCGGCCAGACGCGGCTATGGTTATTGTGGACGTTCTGAAGATGTTCAGGCAGCCACGCGGCGGCAAGATCGATCCTTACGAGCGTGACTATAGTGATATCCGTCCTTTGACCACATTAGCGAACAAGTACGGTGTTTGCATCATTGTCGTCCACCACACGAACAAAGGCAGCGGCAGTGCTGTGGACCCCTTTGACCGTGTGAGCGGCACGGGTGGCCTATCAGGAGCGGCAGACGGTACGGTTTTGCTTGTACCTGATGAAAGCGGGAATTTGGGCCTTTATGGCCGTGGTCGTGACTTTCCTGAATTCGAGGTTCCGACAACGTTTAACCCCGACCTTTGCGTATGGGAAATAGACTTGTCACCGAGCGGCGACAAAAACCTAGGCGACCTATCAACCAAGATCATTGACAGGCTTCGGCATGAGAACGGCAACCCTATCGGGCCACGTAACCTATCCACCCTGATCGATGCCGACGCCACGGAAGTTTCGAAGCGCCTGACCACGCTGGTCAAGTCGCGGCGGGTGTCCAAGGTTGGTCGGGGTCTATACGTCCTAACGGGCTTAGAACCGAAGTGACTGTCATCTTCCTACTATCAATCAGTAGGAATGGTAGGAGTGGTAGGTTTAGAATTACTAATATAATGAGCATTTAGCTAAGTGTTTGTAGCATCACATTAAATAGGTTTGGTAGTATTGGTGTATTAGCGTTCTTGAACCTACTACACCTACTGAAACTACCACACATATAGGAGAAAAGGAGAAACAGAACATGGATACTAATATGGAAAAGGTAATGCAATTGTTGAACAAGCGCAGCGACCTTTCGGCAGAGCCAGTAACGATCTCGTCTCTGACAGGCATTGCGCTTACAGCGGTCCACGCAACGCTTCGCAGGCTTGAGCGCCGTGGCCTCGTTGAGTCTATCAGGCGTGGACGATGGGCGGTTGCTGCCGCTTGAGCAAGTGGCCTTACAACACGGCAGCATGGCAACGACTGAGACAGGCCAAGCTGTCATTGACACCAGTCTGTGAGCCATGCCGTGCGCTCGGTGTGATTGAGATAGCCGAAGTGGTCGACCATGATCAGGCTATCAATGCTGGGGGAATGGCATTCCCCCCTTTGGAGTGCCTAACCAGCATGTGCACAAGCTGCCATAACCGAAAAACAAATGCGAAAGACAGACGCACTGCAACGACAGGCAGGAGCAGCGGCTTCAGGCGGGCATGGGCTGGCTTCGACGTGGATGGGAACCCCATCGACCCCGAAGGCTGGGCCGCCCCCTAGTGACCGTCCTTGACCCACCCAGACCGGGGGCATCGAAAGACGAGAGTCAACGGCTCTGGGATCGGCGTGGGGCATTCGCAAAGACTTATTTTCAAATTGTGAACGACGAAAAGGAAATCGTCATGGAAAAATGAACAATGAAAGGAGTGATTTATGGGCCGTCGTGGACCCGGCGCGAAGCCGAAAACAACCCGCAAGACTGGGGATATAATGAGTGGGGCGGGCAGCAAGCACCGCAAGGTGCTTCCATGGGAGGTCGAAGGCCTCACAAGACTTGAAGCCGTCGTTGCATTCGTCAATGACATGAAGATCACGCAGGGCAAACTTGCGGGCCAAAACATGCAGTTGCGCGACTGGCAGATAGACGAGTTCCTTGCCCCTATCTACGCAACTGACGAATATGGACGCCGACCGGTGCGAACTGCCGTCCTGTCTATGGGGCGCAAGAATGGCAAGACCGGCCTTAGCGCGGCACTTGCCCTCTGCCATCTGGTCGGCCCGGAATCGGAACAGCGCGGCGAATTGTATTTCGGTGCAATGGATAAGATTCAAGCCGGTAAGGCTTGGGCGGAATGCAAAGCGATGTTGGAGGCTCATGTCGAGCTTTCCGAGCGCGTGAACATCATCAAGTTTTCGAAAGAGATTGAGGTCGAGGCGGGTTATCCCGGCGAGGGCTCTGTCCTCAAGGCAGTGAGCGCGGATGCCGATTCCAAGCTTGGTTTGTCGCCATCGTTCTTCCTCGCTGACGAAGCCGGATATTGGGTAAAGCGCGATCTTTTCGACGCAATGGATTCTGCACTTGGTGCACGCGACGAACCGCTAGTTGTCGTAATTTCCACACAGGCAAAGGACGATACGCACTTCTTTTCGGAGATGATCGACTACGGCCTAAAGGTGAAATCGGGAGAGGTCGAAGACGAAAGCTTCCATCTCGCTCTATTCGCCTCTGACGTTGATGGTGATCCTTGGTCTTACGATACCTGGCTGAAGGCTAACCCGGCGCTTGGTGACTTCCTCGCTCTTGAGCAAGTCGAGCGCATGGCGGCACAAGCACAACGGATTCCTTCGAAAGAAGCCGATTTTCGCAACAAGATTCTCAACCAGAGAATCGACGGCACAGTTCGATTCATTGCTGCCCGTGAGTGGAACGACTGTGACCTTGGTGAGATTGACGAAGAAGCGCTGTTAGGTCGAGAGTGTTATGGTGCGCTTGACCTATCGGCGGCGCGAGACCTTACGGCATTCGTGCTTGTGTTTCCGCCGGACGATGGCGGGCCTGCAATTGTCCTGCCCCGGTTCTTCCTGCCAGAGTTCGATATTGACGGAAAATCGGAAACCGACCGCGTGCCGTATAACGTTTGGGCGCGTCAATCGTCGTCGCGGCTTACCCTGTTGCCGGGTAAGGTTATAGACCCTGCCTTGGTGGCGGAATACATCGCTGATGAGGCTGGGCGGTTCGATATCAAGGAAATTGCCTTCGATAGATGGCGCATCAATGATCTGGAGCGAGAGCTTGCCAAGGCTTCAATTGCATTGCCACTAGTGCCGTTCGGACAGGGTTACAAAGATATGTCTCCAGCCGTTGACATGCTTGAAATTGCTGTTGCTCAACAGAAGGTCAATCACGCCGGAAACCCGCTCATGCGTATGTGTGCGGCTAACGCCGTTGTGACGAAAGACCCGTCCGGCGCTCGAAAACTTGATAAGTCAAAAGCATCCGGGCGCATTGACGGGCTTGTAGCTCTCGCCATGGCATTGCAGACTGCCGCGCGACACGAGGAAGACGATTCCCTTCCTGCGTGTATGATGGACGATGCATAAGGGGTGGAAAGTGTCGAATCCGCACACAAATAGACCGGGCTACGTGATGGCATACGAGACTTTGGATGACGACTGGTTGGTTGTTCTTGATAGGAAAAAAACAGAGCCGTATTCAGTTGACCGTGATCGGAAGAGGTGGCGCGTTGAACATGTATCAACGCTCGCAACAAACGACTACGGAACTAAGGATGAAGCGCGGATTGCGGCTTTGAAATCGTCTCAGTCTCCGCACGACTTCGATCAGTGGTGGAAGTATAAAACACAATAAATTGTGCGTAATACTTACGCTCGATATGCAATTTCGGAACAATTGAGAAAATATTCAATCAAACTGAAGATTCTTCTGGACACGACGCAAGAAAAGTTTACAAGACCATTATCAAATGGGCGGCAATAGTGCTGCCCGATGATCACAAGGAACGACAAAGAAACAGACACGAAAGGAGACTATATTTGAATTATCAGGAAATACATCGACTCGGATTTGCGGTTCAACAAATGAACGCGCGCCGGGTTTTTTTACGTGGTCAAGCCATGGAAGCCGCAGAGCGCGGTTACGATTTAGCGGAAGCAGAATTGCTTTATGAGGCTGCCGATCTTCAGGCACGTATCAGACAGACCCGCAAACAACTTTCGACATTGATGGGCAATACCCAACCCGGCGTCACGGCCCATTAAGTCCGCCCGAGGGCGGGCAGCTATCGACGCAAGTCGATATTAGGGGCGACACTTGTTGCCACCAAACAACCACTGAAAATCAAACTTTGCGGCTTCACCCATGCGAAGCAACGGGAAAGCCGCGCCTATACAGGAGGACTATATACATATGAACATTCATCATCTTCGTGAAACTCGCTCTGCAAAGCTCGCTGCTATCAAGGCTCTGGGCGAAAACCCGGACAATGCCGCCTTTACATCGCTGGAAACCGAAATCCGCGCCCTTGACGGCCAGATCAAAAACGCCGCTACTATTGCAGAATTCGAGCGTCACGAAGCTGCCCCGGCTGACAATGCCATGTCCCGTGAACTGCGCTCTTACTCCATCGGCAAGGCAATTCGTGAAGGCAACGGCGACAATCTGACCGGACTAGAGCGCGAAGTCCATGACGAACTGTCCAAGGGCCGTGAAGTCCGAGGCATCATGGTTCCAACGGAACTGATCTTTGGCGGCGAGAACCGCGCAATGCTCACAACAGGCAGCGCAAGCAATACCATCTCCACTGACATGGGTGGTCTGATTGATCGCCTTCGCCCAACCATGGCAATCCAGCAGCTTGGCGCAACGGTTATTTCTGGGCTGACCGGCAACCTCGATCTGCCGCGCCTGACCTCTGGACCAACCGCGCATTGGGTCAACGAAGACGAGCCTTCGACCGAGAGTGATGCAGCCTTTGATAAAGTATCGCTCAAGCCGCGCACAGTGACCGGCGAGATGTATCTGTCTCGACGTCTCCAGCTTCAGAACGGCGTTGCTCTGGAAAACCTGCTTCGTCAGGACTTAGCATTCGTTCTGTCTCAGGCTCTCGACAAGGCTGCGATTTCTGGCGTTGCTGCAAACAAGGAGCCGACCGGCATTCTGAACGCCATTGCTGAAACGACCGTTGATGCAACGCCGTTCTTCAGCAACACCACGGCAGACCTGATTGCGGCGCTGGAAATGGATGACGTTACAGGCACCACGGCATTTTTGACCAATCCGGCGCTTATGGGTCAGGTTCGGAAGCTCCGCACTCTGGGCCGTCTTATTCCGGCGTCTGAAATCTTCCATGAACAGCGCGTGGTAACGAGCAACAACGTGCAGAAGGTTGAGAACAAAGACCCGCTTATCTTCGGCGCATGGGCCAACCTGCTTATCGGCTACTGGAGCGGCATTGACCTTCTGGCAAATCCGTACACAGACGCGTCTAAGGGCGGTCTCCGCCTGCACGCGTTCCTTGATGCGGACATTGCGCTTCGTCATCCTGAGGCATTCGCATGGTCGAAGAATACGACAATCAATGACTTTGGCGACCAGTCCAGCGGCAGCAATAACGGCTAATGGCAAGCGTCTCACTCATTGAGGCAAAGGCTCACCTCCGGGTTTCGTACCCGGAGGACGACTCCTACATTACGGGCCTCGTCAACGCAGCGGACTCCTATCTAGCTGGCATCGGCGTTCCTGCCGAAAAGCTGACGGAAGACGCTATCAAGCACGCCGCTCTCCTGCTCATTGGTCACTGGTTCGCTTACCGGGAAGCCGCAGCGGAGAAGCCCCCACAAGCAATCGCATTTGGTGTCAACGCCCTTGTGCAACCATTTCGGGAGGTGAGTTTCTGATGACTATTGAAAAACGCGCCGCATCGGATGTTAAGGCATCCGGGCGCAAACTCACGGGCTACGTCGCCACGTTCGGCACGGAGACCCGCATTGCCGACTTTAACGAGGTTATCGCGGCTGGCGCATTCGCCGGTTCGCTTCGATCCAATCCGGACATTCTCGCGCTTGTTGATCATGACCCCGGCAAGGTTTTGGCTCGTACGAAGTCGGGCAGCCTGAGCCTCGTAGAGGATCAGGTAGGATTGCGGTTTGAGCTTGAATTGCCAGATACGCAACTCGGCAAAGACATTGCGGCCCTAGCTGCCCGTGGAGATATCGGGGGAATGTCGTTTGGCTTCAACGTCCCTGAGGGTGGCGAGGAATGGGCCGGTGAACGACGGACGCTCAAGGCCGTGGACCTTCGCGAAATTAGCGTTGTGCAGGCGTTTCCGGCCTATGGCGGTACTTCTGTCTCGGTCCGGTCCCGCAAGCCTATGACCGACGCGGAGCGCCGTGTCCGCATCCTTGAACTGGAAGGGGGTGCGCATGTGGAACCCGTTTAAAACGAAAGAGACCCGTGCCGTCTCGTCCAGCGATCCTTTCCTAGGCGAGTTCCTTGGAGCGCGTTGGCAGGCACGGGCCGACATTGAGAAGGCCAGCGGCCACGCCGTTGCACATCGGTGTATCTCTCTTATCAGCGAACAATTAGCGGGCGTTCCCCTCAAGGTGTATCGGAAAGAGCCTGACGGGGGCCGTGTGGCGGCTTCGGATCATTCGCTATATTCGGTGTTGCAAGACTCGTTTTCGCCACTCCTGACCGCCTTCGAGGGCCGGGAATGGCTGCTGGTGTCGGCATTGATGTACGGAAATGCTTATGCCCGCATCGAGCGTAATGGCCGGTCTCAGATCGTGGCGCTGCATCCGCTCAGGTCGCCTAGCGTGACAGTGGAACGGCTAAAGTCTGGCCGGTTGCGTTACAAGGTGGCGCAGGACAATGGCGGCACTGAGACTTATACGCAGGACGAAATCCTTCATGTACGTTATCGGACGTCTGACGGGGTTTTGGGCCAGTCGCCTATCCAGATCGCAAGCGCGGCCTTCGGGTTGGCAATTGCCCAACAGGATCAAGCGGGCGCGGCTGCTGAAAATGCTTTTCGTCCTGCGGGCGCTCTGGTGTTTCCTGACAAGCTCTCCGGTCCCGGCAAGGAAGGCGCGATTGAGAAGTTCAAGAATCGTTTCGTTGGCCAGCTAAAGGCCAATGAGGTTATGGTGCTTGATGGCGGTGCTGACTTCAAAACATTCCAGTTCAGCGCAAAGGACTCCGAATTCCTTGAGAGCCGCAAGCTGTCCAATTTGGATGTTTGCCGCGTTTGGGGTGTGCCGCCTTCGGCGGTCGGGATTACCGACGATGCCACCTATTCGAACATCGGTGAAGAAAGCCGCGCCCTTGTAAACCGTGTGCTCGCTCCGTGGGCCAAACGCTTCGAGAGCGTCTATAACGCCGTCCTGCTTTCGCCTGAGGCGCGCAAGACGCATTACATTGAGCATGACCTATCAGGCTTGCTCCGTGGCGATCTGGCGACCCGCTATGAGGCGTACCGCGTAGGCCGTGAAGCGGGCTTCCTATCCGTGGATGAAATTCGCGGGTTTGAGAACATGAGCAAGGTTCCGGGTGGCGACACCTATATGCAGCCGCTCAACATGGCACCGCTCGGCGTGTCACAAAACGCCCAGGTATCGGAGACGGTGCAATGACGGGTGCGGGTCAGCTTAACCGTGTGATGCGGTTTCAGAAGCGGACCATGAGTGATGATGGTTTCGGGGGCACTGTCCCCGGTCCATTCGCCACGGTCTTTACGGCTCATTGCCGTTTCGTTGTCCGAGCGGGTGATGAACTCGTAATAAGCAATGTTCCGCGAGGCGTCCGCACCGTGGAAATCACGACAAGGGATCATGCCGGTTCTAGGCAGGTCAACACAACATGGCGGGTTTTGGATGCGTCTAACAATGAATACGCGGTGAAGCTGGTGAAGCCCGATGAAAAGGGCACGTTCATCACCTTCGTTGCAGAGCAAGGAGGTAATGAATGAAGGTCACGAGCTTTGAACCCATGATTAGAGAAGACTGGATAGATGGGGGCCGCGTTCTGGCAGTTATCGACCTGATGGACGATTTGACGGGACTTATGCTGACGGACTTACTGCTTACATTTGACGGCAATAAGCCGCGTGTTCGACCAGCAAGGCGCAAAGGCAAATTGGCACAGGTCTACCTTGTCGAGGGTAAACCCTTCCATGATCGCGCTGCCAAAGCTGCCAAGGATCACTACGAGCGATACACGTTGGAACAGCTAGACGAGTTGAAGGACTTGTGGAAAGGCGCAGGCAATAATCTTGCTCCGGTCATTGCAAAGGTCAGACGCCCTAGAAAAGCTGCATAAAAAAAGACCCCGCTACGGTTTGAAAGCCGTGAGCGGGGTTTTCTGTTTTTCACCATGAAAGGACAAAGAAACATCAGAAACAAAGGGAACTTGAATATTGCGAACAAGTTGCTCCACCTATATATGCACAACCTAAAATTGTCAATGGTATTAAAAACGATAACCACCAGCGCCGTCTCCCATGAACCGATCAATTGGTCTTGAAACTGGCAGTTATCATGACCCGATCCCAAAACAGCATCGCCCAATAATGCAACTCATCTACAACCCAAGAGCGGTAGGCGAATACACCTTGATGATTACCTCGACTTTCGACGGGAAGATTGTCGAGCAACTCGTTGAAATCCGCTGGAGCAGCCTGACCGGGAAACGTTATTCTCATCCCAATGTCTTCAGGGATATTCATGTAAGTCTGTGTATCTAGGAAGTGCAATCCTTTGATGACTTTGCCGATCACTCGCTCAATTCGGCGCAGATCGTAGTCCAGCCAAATTCGACCCGGGGGCAACGGAACGTCGAATACGACCCTCTTAGCCGAACGGACAATGTAGTCTGGCAGAGCCACTGTTTTACCGGACTTATAGTCGTCCATTGCTTTCAACCAGATCGCGTCACCTGCTTCGGATCCCTTGCCGAACGGTATGAGGCAGTGCGTGAAATATTCCTCATCTAAGCTATACGAGCTATTGCATACGCTATGGGTCGGCAGGGTGATGAACTTAATCCGATATTTCCGGCGCAGACTTTTTGTCAGCAGTTGCTGAGGTGGAACATGGTCATCGTTCTCCAGCCGCTTATCCCCAGTTAGCGCTTCGCCGCACAGATAACATGTTCTTGCTTTGATGCTTGCCATGATAGCTCCCCGGATAATTAAGGCCTAAAAATACCTGAAACAGCACGCCGACACAAAGTAAGAATGGCCATCATTGCTCGCACACAAACATCAAAAGAACTCCTGCCAGCGTTATGGCAAAAAGAAAAATTCGACTGTAAGTCATTGAATTTATTGATATTTGGCGGAGAGGGTGGGATTCGAACCCACGATACGGTTGCCCGTATGCCGCATTTCGAGTGCGGTGCATTCGACCACTCTGCCACCTCTCCGCGGACACA